AGTGGAGACTACTTCTCAAGCTGTATATGCTGCTAAGATAGTTAAGGAAAAGAGCAGGCTTCGTGAAATCATTCGTTGCTCTCGCATTGCTGGTGAAATTGCTATGCTATCAGAGGAAACTAGTGAAGCTATTGCTGCTAAATTAGAAGCTGAATTGCAAAGCTTGCAGGACGTTCAAGCTGATTCAAATGGTTCCATCTCAATTGCTACATCTGCCCTTAGAGAGGAATACAAGAACATGATTAGCGGCACATTCAAAACAACAGCAATGGCTACAGGAATCAAACAACTAGATGAAAAGCTTAACAATGGAGGCATTGGAAATGGAGAAGTTTTTGTAATCACTGCTCCAACTTCATGTGGAAAAACTCAACTAGCATTAAACATTGTCCTTAGATCTGGCGTATCGGAAGGTCAAGCTGGCCTATATTTTTCGTTTGAAATGCCAGCAAAGCAATTAGCTAATCGCATGACCCAGACAGCATCCGCGACTAATCTAAGGCAGATGCAAGATGGAGTAATGGATACTAGCCACCAAAAGCGAGTATGGGACGCTCTAGCTAAGCTGGAAGCCTCTCCGATCTTTACTGAGCACTACGTTCGCAATATAGATGAACTACGCTCTAAGGCTCGCACAGCGAAGCGTAAGCATGGTATCAAGTGGATTGTCATAGATTACTTACAACTCGTTCCTTGGGATAAAAGGATGAAGAAGGCAGATGGCATAGCAGAAGTGAGCCACCAAGTGAAACTCATGGCGATTGAACTAGACCTTCCAGTTATCCTACTTGCTCAAGTAAATCGAGAAGGAGCTAAGCGTGAAACTGGACTTACTTTATACGACTTGAAAGACTCTGGAGATATTGAAAACGATGCCGATGTTATCCTTCTTATGTGGCCAGATGGAGCAGACGTTGATGAAGCAAAGCGTATAGATGGTTCAGGTAAGCCTTATGTCTCATTGAAATACAACATTGCAAAGAATCGAGAGGGAGAAAGGGACCAGAAGGGTAAGTTCCTTTTCTATAATCACATTGGAAGGTTCCATTAAACCTTGACTGATCGCAACACCTAGACATGATACTGATATATGAATAACGTAAGAGAAGAATGGAAACCAGTTGTCGGATATGAAGACTTCTATGAATGCAGTAACCTTGGAAGATTTAGAAGCTTGCCCAAGGTTGTAAATGGCAGATGGGGAAAATGCAGATACAAGGGCAAAGTAATTAAAGTAATGGAAAGCTTAATTACTGGATATGGATTAATCTGTTTAGTTAAGGAAAATAGAAAAAAGACTACAATTAGATCGCACAGATTAATAGCCAAGGCATTTATACCCAACCCAGATGGAAAGTTGTATGTTAATCACATTGATTTAAACAAGATGAACAATCGAGTGGACAATTTAGAGTGGGTGACAGCCAAGGAAAACACGGCACATGCTAGGGCATCCAAGGAATGGAATGTTTTGCGCGGTGAAAATGCTCCTACCGCCAAGATTAAAGAGCATCAAGTTATTGAAATTAGGAAGTTGTTTGCAAGTGGAATGAAGCAACATGAAATCCAAAAACACTTAACTCTCACAAAGGGGATAGTTTTTAATGTTATCACTGGTAGAACTTGGAAACATGTATTATGAACTTTGACCAGTAACACGCGGGAATTAATTATGATACACTATCACGGAACTCCCACAGGAGGATTAAGACAAGACACGGCACGGTTCCTCGTCAGCAGGTATGCTCTCGTCTCATTTTACCGCCAAGACGATCTAGGCGCAGTAGTGTGATGCCGACAATGTTCTGCTCTTCTGGCCAACTAAAGGAGGACCAGAAGAATCGAGAGAGCTAGACGCAAACGGAAGACCATACATGTGCCTTTCTGGTCAGTTCGCTAAATACAGAGAAGGAGAAAGAGGAGTTCGGTTTAAAATGAAACTAATAGAAAGCTTAGGGAGATTTAACTAATAACAAACACTATGAACATACAAGAAACAATAGACTGCATTCGCACATGGGGCGAAGCCAAAGGCATCACAGGCCCACAAGCCAAAGGAACACCAGCAGCACAGTTGGTTAAACTACAAGAAGAAGTGAGCGAGCTTGAACTAGCTTGGACTGAGAATGATAAGGGAGAAATGATTGATGCTATCGGAGATTGCACAGTTGTCCTTATATTGCTCTCAGAGCTCCTTGATCTTAAATATGAATACTGTGTAGAGACAGCATATGAAGTCATCGCACTGCGCAAAGGAGCCATGGTTAACGGGCAGTTTGTAAAGGAGGCTAAGTGAAAATAACAATTGAAGCAGAAGGATCTTCCTGCTCAGTAGAAGTGGAAAACTTCTTAGACGTAGGACAAACATTAAACGCTGTCCTTAATCTACTCTCAGTGTTTGGTTACAGTGAAGTAGAAATAGAGGGAGCCGTAATTGAATTAGTTGCAGTTAAAACTCACATTATGGCAGACAACATGTTGCACGCTATAGCAGACGACTGGAAGGACGGAGAAATAACAGACAAGGAAGCTGTAGAGGCTTTCGTAAGCACATTAGAACTATGAAAAAACTAAGTAAATCAACCATCAATCAAATCAATAAGCCTTGGCCGGAATCAAAACTTCCAAGGAACTGCAAGCACATGTGGGCTAGACTGCGCTACGGACCAAGAACACCAAAAAAACTGGAGGAGGAATCATAATGGGACACCTAGAATCAAGCGCTACTTCTTACGCTAGCTCTATTAAATCTAAAATAACTACTGCTCTTGAAATTCAAGAAGGCTTGAATGCCATCAAACATTACGAGAAAATGGGACTCATTACTAGGCCATCAATGAAGCCAGTAAGTATGACGGAGGAAAGGAAGGCTGAAATAAACGCTACGTTTAATTTACCAAAAGCGCAGAAGAAGAAAATAACTGAAATGGCATTTGCTATAATTAAGGAAGGCGCAACAATCAAACAAGCAGCTAAGGAGCTTGGGTTGAATAGTAATACCCTTCGCACATGGCTGATTAAATACGAGAAGTATAATCCAAAGAAAGGAAAATCAAATGAGTTCTATGAAAATAGATTCGATGACTTATTAAGGTTGGTTAATGAGGAGTCATGGCCTTTATTGAAAGCTGGTGAGAAGCTGGGGATAACTAAGGTGGCCATACAAAGCCTATTACTCAGACGAGAATACAAGTATAACAAGAAAACATTAATGCTTGTTAAGAACTAAAATTGACGAACAGATGTTCTAATTCAGAGTGTTCCTTTGGATGGAGATCCGCCACATTACATTAAACAAAAAAGAGATAAATAATATGTTAACAGACAGACAAGCTATCGTTAAAGAAATCTACATGCAGACCCTCAACAAATCCGAGACAGCCCGACAGCTAGGTGTATCTCGTAGAGCAGTTCGCGGGTCAATTGAAGCAATTGAGAGAAAGGGAGAAGCTCCTTGGATGTCTCCAGCACCGCTACCAGATACCCTATTTCTATCCAAGACAACTGTCCAATACGACAAGGATGGTCAAGTAGTCCAAGAGTGGAGAAGGCTACACCCTACAGCTCAGATGATGTCTGATGTAGTCGACGGACTCTGTGAGGACGTGAAAGGGGTTGGCAAGGTGGAGAAGCGCACTGAGCGCAAGACGGATAGTTCTGATATTCTTTTTGAGTTGGACATCTTTGATGCCCACGTAGGCATGTATGCCGAAGAAAAGGAGACATTAGATGAGGACTATAATTGCGACATCGCCTCTAAGCGCATGGTTCAAGCCGCTGAAGGTTTGGCATCACGTGCTAGTAGGCCGCATAAGTGCGTCCTTGTTTTTGGTGGCGACATGATGCACTCAGATACGCGCAACAATAAGACTGAGCACTCTGGCAATATCCTAGACGTAGACAGCCGGTACAACCGAGTAGTTAAATATCTCATTGCAGCGTCTCGTGACGTTGTGCAGATTGCCGCATCCATAGCCCAGGAGGTTGAGATTATTGTCCTACAAGGGAACCACAGCTGGCACAGCGAGGCATGGCTAGCTCAAGTCCTTAATGCCTATTACTCTGAGTGTCCGAATGTAAGTGTCCGACTAAGCGCAAGCCCCCGCAAATCCCTAGTCTTTGGCAATAACCTACTTACTTGGGCGCATGGTGACAACATAGCCGCTAACAAGTGGGCTATGATTATTGCTGCTGAGTTTGCTAAGGAATGGGGAGTAACTAAATTCCGGCACCACAAGTGTGGTCACATTCACCATAAGAAGACCATTGGACCTGTTATTGTTGATGAGCAGAGTGGATTGCTAGTTGAATACTTAGAGGCTCTGTGTGCCACTGACGCATGGCACGCTAACGCTGGATTCATCGGGAGTCAAAAGGGTGCTAGTGCGTTTGAATATCATCGGGAGCATGGACTGCTCACCCGTTTTTTCCAACCTGTAATTTAACACTGAGATCGGACAATCCGAAAAATAACAAAAATATAATGGAATCACTGAAAAATAACAAAAATGTAGCAGCCTCGGATTTGTCCGTATCGCCTGATTTTTGCTACTGGTTAGTGACGCGAGACAGTGACCCAATGCCCTACGAATGCGGATGGGCATTCCCTTTTCAAATAGTGCATGGAACTGAAAGCTTTGTAGTGTCTTACTGTGCTTCTTTGAACGCCAAGAAAGGATCAGCACTTTACGAATACTCTGAAATCACGAATCAGGAAATTCTTTCCCAGAACGACAATAGTGATCGCAACTCAACAACCGAAGAACAACCATGAAACATCGCATTAAACTAACCGCTTGGTCGGCGCTTGCCATCACCGCCTTGTTAGCGGGTTGTGACAATCCTACTGCAAATCCCGAAAAAGCGTATTTAGAAAACATCTGGCATGATGAGCACCTGTTCATCACCGAGAGGCGAAGCACTAGCAAGGCTGCGTTAGTTCATCATCCTGACTGCCCATGTTTCTCCCGATAACGACAGGATCAATCATGAATGAAGCGAAGCGTAATGAATTGAATGAATCCAATGGTTCTGGTTTTTATGTTTTTACAACCGTGAAAGCTGGGTTTGAACCCACATATAGCGAGACTAAAATCAAAAAGGGCGAAGTGGAATTGTCGCTTACACACGATGAGGTAATAGAGATGATTAGCACACTAAAAGGTAAGCGAGGAAACATTAGCTCATCTGAAATGGATGGCTATGTTCCGAAGGAGACTTATCTTTATTCCCAGAACGAACTGAGTAGCCAGACCACAAAAAACCAATAACTATGAATAAACAAAACGAAGATACAAACAACAGCGCGGCCAATGGCTTGGCTGTCTCAAATGGTTATGAATTTCCAAAACAACCTATAGAGTTTCAAATCATATTTGACCCTTGTTCCGTTTGGGAACTTTCACTTTACGAACGAAAAAAACTAGAGTCTCAATATAACCAGTTTAAGGCCGAAGCACTTGAAAGAGGGTACACGGTGAGAGAGTGGAAAGACCCAGATAATCAAAAACACTATGCTCAATTTAATCCATAACGAAAGGAACAATCATGAGTGATAACGAATTGAATCTACTGTCTGGTTATGTGCCGCGCGAAGGGGATAAATTCATTTGTCCTGATGGCTCTGTTGTGGGGGTTGTGGTGCATACGTCAGATTCCTACAGAGGAGGAGGAGATAACATAACTAGATTGAGGTATAGTTCGGGGGCGATTGACGACCTCCTGGTTGGGACTCCTGACTTTATTCGACTGGCAAAATTTTATGTAAATGAAGAAGGGTGGATGTTTATTCCTCATAACGCCAAAGTTGAGTCATGAGCAAAGCGAAATTGAACTCCAACGAATTGTTAGCTGTTCCCTTTCGGTTGTGCTGTGGAAAGCGACACCTAGGGCCAGTGTGTCCCGATGAAAAAGTGATGTGCTGTCTATGTTTTAACCGTTTCGATCAAGACCAACTCAATGTCGCGGCGAACGGTCAAAAGGAGGACGTATGCAAGGAATGCGCCGAAGTGTCGCGCAGAGTTAGCCGTTGTGACCACTGATTTGCTAGCTACTTTTATCATTAAAGCCCCTCACAATTAAGTGAGGGGCTTTTTAATGTCTAGTTACTTGTTGCTGCATCTTTATAGAACTCTGTAGCCCACGCCTTAAACTCTGGGTCTGCTTCTGATTCATTAATGATCGCTTCAACTCCTTGGTCAGTGATGAACGTACTCTGAATTATTCTTTCCATCCATTTATCATGTTGCTCTGGACTCATTACAATACGCAAAGGGATGGGGCTTTTTAATTGTGTATGTATTAATGCCGCTTTAAATCTGTTAGCAACGGAACCTGCCAGATTGTTAATAAATAATTTAACTTTACCTAAGTCTGTTGTCGCACTTAATCCAATGCCTCTCTCTTCCTTGCTCTTAGTTGAAACCCACTTTAAAGCATTATTCCACTTAACTAGGTTCTCGTACTTATCTTTACCAAGGAACCTGCTAAGAAATTGCTTTTCCTTTTTTAGAATATTAGACATCGCCTTCTGATCCCACATAACTGATCCAGCTGAACCCATCTGTGGATAATCACTTGCAGCCTTAGACCTAGCTACTAGATCATTAACTACGGCTCGCTCAAACATCTCATTCTTACCAGCTTCTTTTAATGTGCCAAAGAAAGCTTCTTGCTCTGACTGCTTTGACTTGCGAATGCCACCCATGAATGTTTCCATAGTTGTTTGATTTGTCGGAAGCGGTATTTCGCCATTCCCCCACATCTTAACTAAGAAGTTAGAAGTTATCTTTTTTTGCTTTTCTCGTAACAGCTTTTCCTCTGTTGCTAATTTTAATATTTCACGCTCTGCAACATCGGTGTTCTGACTTACTAGCTTACTAATTGTCTCTGACGTTAATCCATCAATAAATTCATCTTCCTCTGAAGCGAGTTTTTGAATCTTTTTAAGTGTCTGGTATTTGCGATTATATCCGCCTCTTTCTTTCTTAGGCCAAAGTACATCAATAATATCAATTTCATCTCTCGTGAAATTTAGATCTCCTTTCCTGATCGGTTGACCTTTAACTATTCCCTTTGACGCTAAGAACTCGCTTCGCATTAAAACCTTAGCCTCTAAGCTTTCATCTGTTGCTCTTATGAAATTCTTAACCTCTGTGGGGCTGCTGAGGGCTTTCGATATAACACTTGATGGATCAGTTAGGCGAGTTGGTAAAACTGGCTTCTGTCCTGTGTACGCAGCATTAATCGCATCTTTATACGTCTCTCCTGCTTCAGTTTTAATAGCTGTCCCTACTCCACCTTGCCTGTATTTCACAACTACATCTTTCATGTAGTTTTGAGCATCTTCAAATGCTGCTTTAGCATCCGGCCCAGAACGATCTAACACTTCATCTCGTAAACCTTTTAATTCATTGGTTAATGTTGAGTAAGCAGCTTCATTCACATTTTTTCCAGTCTTTGACACCCCAGACTTAGACTCAACTACACGGATAATGTCATTTAAGTTTCTAAAGCTCAATTCTCCGTCCATTACGTCAGCTAGTTTTACTGTAACAGCGTCAGACATCTTAACAGCTGGACTTGCTAGCATTGAAATAATCTCATCCTCCGCATCAACTACTGAGCCTTTTGTTTGGTTCTGGAAAATTCTACGAACTTCAAATCCTCCAACTTTCTGATCCTTCAATAACTCAAATGCGTTTTCATACTTCTTGATTTTATTAGCTTCTACCTTTACATAGTTTTCAGAAACCAAGTCCTGCAATTTCTTTCCAATTTTAGCTGGTGAAACTGATGGAATAGCAACTTTATCAACTTCCTTCTGGACTATTTTATTGAAAACTTCAGCAGCTTCCTTTTTAGCTAATTTAGTAGCCTCTGGAATATTAACCATACTAGCTCTCTTCTTATTGATTGCTTCCAGTGCGGCAGATGCTGATTTTTCTAGTTTCTCTGCTTCTGCTATTTTCAATTTAATAATGTCAGCAGTGAATTTCTTAATTGGCTCTGGATCAACTTGCTCGCCTGTAAACTGCCAATTAACTTGATCCCTTACGCCTTCTAAGAATTTAGCTGCCGTTCCATCTTTATAAATTTCAGCACTTTCTGTCACTTTAGACACACCATCTTCACCTTGTTTCATTACGGCTGGTAGCTTTATTTTATCTTCTATAGCCTTTAGTTGCTGTGTGGCTAGGTCGACTCCCTCCTTTCTTAATACTCCTTTAGCTAAAGCTCCAACGCCTTTCATTAAGCCGTAATCCATACCTCCAGATAAAACAGAATCAACTCCCCTTCGTTTAGCTATCTCCATTTTATTAGCTTCAATTCCAAATGCTTTACGTGCCGCATAGTCTTGCATTGATCCAACTGCAAAGTTAGCTACGCCACCAGCAGCAGCCATTCCTATTGGGGTCGTTACAGCTGCTGGAATCGCTGCTGCTATAGATGCAACAGTTGGGGCTACATCTCCCGCTAGGTCAGATGTTACGTCTGCAAACTCAACTCCAAATGGTAAATCAAAAAACCTCCATTTACCTTCGTCTTTATAAAGTAAAGATGGATTTCCCGCAACATTAAGTGATTTTACATTATCTTCTCCAAATTTACTTTTTAAAGCTAAAGCCTTGTCGGACATAGTGGGCAAGAAGTCATATCCTGCTCTAAGTCCAACTGGAGCACCTTTAGTTAAATCAACTTCATCTCTGCTTACCATCAATGCATTAGGTACGTGCTCTTGGTAAAAACCTAATGCATCTGGCTTTTGAGCTTTTGATGGCCTTTTTCCTGAAACACCAAATTGAGCTGGTTCTCTTTTTATTGGTTGAGGCCCACTAGCAAGCTCAGTCAATGCCGACTGTTGATTTACCTTATTTAATTTAAATTTAGCAGTAGCTAATGCTAAGGCTTTTTTTTTAGCAATATCTAGTTCCATAGCTTTTTATCTTCTTCTGACATTAAGTTCCAAATTTGAGGGTCAATGTCTTCTGGTATTTTAGACTTAACTTTATTTGCTTCTGATTGTTTTGGTTCAATTGATGACAATGAATTATTAAACGCTTCTAGCGGAGTTTCACCATTGTAATCTTTCATTTGACCACCCTTGGAAATGAATTTAGATATTTCATTTTTAGCTTCAATTGTTCTTTTTAGAACATTTCCAGCTACTTGCATACGCCTCATGTTTTCCTCTTCACTTAAAGTTGGATTGTATGTTGCATTTGTAAGTCTAATGCCCTCACGCTCAGTGAATTGAGCACCTAGTGTGTCACGTAAGCTTTGAAATACGACTTTTCTTACTGTATCAACTGCGGCTTGTCCTGTTGGATTAAATAAAGCCCTAAGTTCATCTGTTAAAACAGGAGACATGTCAGCTAATGTACGGGTGTCCACTTCACCAGATGCTAGCCTGGAGTAAATGTCGTTATAAGCCTCTAGGTTTGCTTCAGCATTTACTCTTCCTCCTAATTCCCAATCAACAACATTTGAAGCTGTTTTCTTAGCAAGCTCTTTATCAAATTCAGATGTATCTGGCCCACTTCCAGTATTCACATTAACCAATGGCCCAGATGGAGCATCGGCAGATGCGCTATTGACCAACAATCCACCATCTTCAGTTGGCATTCCTTTTAAATTGTACCCCTTTCCTATGTATTCGGAGACTTGGCTAGCTGAGAGTTTAATTGTTGGCTCTGGTGCTAGTTGAGCATCCAACTTCCGCCGCTCCATTAACATTTGCTCATTTATTTGACGTTGATCCAAAAATGTAGAAGCAGCTCCATTCAATAACATAGCATCTTTTTTACTATACTTGCCTTCAGTGAAGTTATTATAAGCTTTTGATACATCAGTACCCATGCTTTGTATTGCAGGAAGTAAGCTTGGATCGGCTTTAACCTTCCCCTCAAAGCTAGCAATCATAGCAGAAGTAATTTCCTTATTCTGCTGGTACTTCTGTATGCCTTCACCAACCTGCTGCCCTAAATTGCTCAGAGCTTGAGCATTAATAGCAGCAGCATTGGTGTAACCACTGTAATCTAAAGCACCAAGTTCTGGTCGTATTTGTGATCCTGATTGAAAACCCATAATGTGTATTATTTAAATGTTAAAATTGTAAATCAACCAGGTTTACCAAGGAATCCACCACCTAGCGAACCAATCATATTCATCATACCTGCGCTACGTGTAGCATTAGCTTGAGCTACAGCACCACTATAATTAGCCATGTTGCTTTGTTGTTGTAGAGCCATATTAACTCCCATATTTGGATCAAACAACTGTGGCCCCATTTGACCTGCTGCTCCTTGTTGTGCTGCTCCAAGCATAGAGCTACCTAATCCAATGCTCTGAGACGGCCTACCGAGGATTGTAGAACCTAAGTCGCCACTTATGCCACGCTGCATACCATAAGCACTCTGTAGGGCTTGCTGGCCTTGTCCAAAGCGTTGCTGTTGCAATCCAGCTTGTTGACCAAGGAGCATAGAACCAAGCTGCATTTCACGCTCTCGCTTGTTCATTTCTTCAGCCATACGCGCTTGCATTTCACTGTACTCTCCAAGGCTTCCCATTTCTCTGCCACGAGACTGAGAAGCTATGCGAGCTTGTTGCTGCATATTACGCTGTTCCAATGGTGTAAGCTGTCCTGTAGAAGCGGCAAATTCTAAGCCTCTTTGCCCTAATAAATTCTCTGCATCAGAAGCACCACCACCAATAATGTCTTGTGCTTGTTGGCTTTGTAAATCGGCTAGTCCTGTGCTGTATGGGTCAGCAGCTCTGTAAGCTTCTACTACCTGTGGGCTAAACTCCTGTAAGGCTGCTACGTCCTCTGCCCTTTGCTTTTGTAGTTCACTACGCTGTAGTGTTCCAGCGCGTTGTGACTGCTCTTCAAGTAAATCAAATAGGCCAGGCTGTTCGGATGTGGTTACCGTAGGATCTAAGTTTTCAAACCGATTGCGCTGTGCATTTAACTCTCCCTGTATGCGTGCATATTCTGGATTTTCTACAGTTTTATTGCGAGTCCGAGTGCTTCGACCCGACCTATATGTTTCTCTTTGTGTTATTTGCTGCGGCGTAGAAGATAACTTGGCTTCCAGCGAAGAAATGTCTTGTTGGGCTTGAGCATAAGCCGGGTTAGCTTTAGTTCCAGCCTTTAGTCCACGTGCCATTACGCCAATGTCGGCAAGCTCAAGGGCTGTGTATTGTGGCCTGTATTCCCTTTCTGCTCCAATGAGTTTTTTCTGTAGCTCTGGATCAGTGATGCCTTGGTAGTTTCCAAAGCCTTTACCGAATAGGTATTCACCCATTGATTCTCCTGGATCTACTTGCTTTGGTGGTGCTGGTGAACTTTTCTTTCCCATAATATATTAAAGTTGAAGGATCTTTTTAAATAGTGTTTTTGGATAATCCATACGTGTAGGCTGGTTTCCATTCTTAGAGCGCAGTCCAATTAAAGCTTTCTGTTCCCATTTAGGTTCCATTTGCATGAGTCTACGTGTTAATTCTTGAAAGGCTTTCTTACTGCCTGCATAAAGGAAGGCTAAGAACAAAGCATTACCATTAGGCTTATCTTCTTCCCAGCTGGTAACAATAGACCAATCATCATCCTCATTGCATCTGTACCACATTAAACATGAATTAATTTCACCCTTTTCATCTGCTCCTACAATTAATGTCTGCTTTGCTAAGTGATAAGCTACAAGTTGACGTAGGGCTTCTAATTCCCAATCGTCTAGCACTTCATTGTTCTTCTCATTACAAATGAAAGAAACTACATCCTCAATGAAGCGGATGTAGGTCTTTTGTTCTCCGCTTTTTAGAGCTAAGAGCACTGACTGTAGGAGGGGATTAGGCATTAGTGACCAATTGCGATGTATTTAATTACAGTAGTAGTATAATCCCCTGCATTATTTTTACCCCAGCAAGTTAGTTGTGAAACACTTGATGCCACAATTGCGACAGAATTAGCCCCCGATCCATAATCATTTGCAGTAATACTAAAGCAAGCAGTGGGAAATGCTATAGGAAAGCTTCTAATAGTTCCAGATGCTCCATCTGTCGGATTGTAAGATGTGGTTCCCCATTGCATAAGTAATCCAGATGGAAGATATTGATAGCCGTCTAAAACTAAAGAGGAACCTCCATTGTCAACATAAGCCTTAATGCTCTGCTGTGTAGCTAAAGCCGTGGCACTGTCCGAAACTAAATCATCCTCATCTAAAACACTCACTTCACTTGGGGCTGCTGGAGAACCTGTTGTATTCCCAAGAACTTTCATTGAAGCTACATTCTCAATCTTAGCTTTAGTAATTGCTGCGTCGGCAATTTTTGCCGTAGTAATTCCTGCGTCTTTTACAATAATAGCACCACCACTTAACTGAGTGCTAGCATTGTCCACTGCTCCACTATCAAACGTAGAGCCATTTACGGCATTGTTTAACTTGGCCGCTGTTACTTGTTCTCCGTCCGAGAATGTTTGTCCTGTTGATATAACTGCCATGATTAAATTGCTTTAGTTGTTGATCTAAATGTTTCTGCTCCTGCTACTTTAATTGCTCTTACCCTTGGTCGGCCTTGCATGTCGCTGAGTGTGAACTGAATTCCGTAGCCCCTCTTGTTACCAATTCTACCACGTAAAGCAACATCCTCGCCCACTGCTAGTGCTCCAGAGTTCAATGAACTCAATGTACCTAAGCTTGATGTACTGTCTAAATTCTCTACTTCTACAGATATATCAAAGTCAGAAGTGTTACTTTCACTTGATTGAATGTGAAGCTCGTAGTTGTTCCATTTCTTGCGATCAATCACACCCATTGTAAATTGGCGTGTAGTCACAGAAGCAGGAGCTTGTATAGTGACATCAGAGCCACCTACGGAAGTTATTACACGATCAAGCGAATCAAATCTAGCTTCAAGCCTATGGACACCGCCTAAGTCATTAATGGCGTAAACGCCTCGATTGCTTCCATCTCCAGCTACAATTAAATTAGCAATATTCCAATTCACATCATCTACTGTATCAATGCTTTCCCATTGTTTATTAATGAAGTTAAATATCAAAATGGCATTGTTGCTTGTTGATCCATTCAAAGGGACAGCAACGTAATAGCGATTATCATAATACAAAGCTACCGAGTTGTGCCAATAGTCTCTATTAATATTAGAAATGGTTTCATTGATAGCTGATGATATTGGAGTGTCATTGCCTCTTAAGTTGTACAAGTCTTGGAAGTCTGTTCCGTAAATACCATTATCTGAAAGGAAGATAACACTGTTACCAACTTGAGTAATTGTTTTTCTAGCTACGCATCCAACTTCATTTGTAAGCAATTGAGAAATTGCTGTACCAGCAGAGCCAATCACAATGTGAATGCTGTTACGATTGAACACCAAAAGCTTATCATCTGAAAAGCTGTGCAAGCCTACGATGTAATCTGCTGTTCCAGCATTAAATCTAAAGTTAGCATATATCTTATCATACGTATCGCTATCCAAGACATCAGAAGCAATCACTTCATCTAGTATTCCTCTGCTTGTATATGTATCTGCAACAGCATCAACATCATACGCAAAAGGCATAATCAATCTGCGCTGGTGGTAAATAGCAAAGCTTGGAGCTGGCATGTGAGTAAACCCACCTCCAACGCTAATTTGCCTACCTACTGTAATGAATTGAGCGTCATATCCAGTTCCGTCATGGTCAATAACTGGCATGTAAGCTGTAACCACTGTATTAACACCACCATAGACAGAAGAAGTAATTAAATATTCTTCATCTACTGAGATAGCAAAGGTGGAACTATCTGCATCATAAACGCGAATGAAACCATCTACAGGCAGTTGTGCTGTTACGTCTCCAGCTATTGTAAAGCTCACTAATCCATCTGTTGATGTAACATCACTCATTGGCAAATAGAACATTTCTGGTTGTGTGTACGTTCCACTAGCAACCTTTGTAAAAGCTGGTGTACCAGTTAAAACTCCATCCCATTCAAGTGCAACTCTACCATTTCTGAATATGAACACTTTATTAAAAGCTTGGATCATATCCACTCGCTGTGAAATGTTGGTTAATGCTGGATAATCTATATCAGTTTGAGTTCCATCACTAATCTTTACAGCTACGGCTTTAACATTTGTTGCCAAGATGATATACTGACTGGCAGAATCATTAGGATTGGAGAATCCACAAGAGCCATACACTTCATTCACAGCAGAGTCATCTAATATAGCAGTTAATGCATCTCCAATCTGCCCTATAGTTGGCAATGTAAATGGTAGTGTTAATGCGCTTCCACCTACTGACAAAGGCTCTGATATAACTTCTATGCCTCTACGCACTTGCCATTCACCATTGCGCCCTATACGGCCATTCTGACTTTCTGCAAGCATGCCTCTAGGTAACTGGTCTGGTCTTAGATAGTTATTAAATCCAGTAAAGCCAACATCCATGTCTTCTAACATGATGTCATTTAAATTTTGATTATATCTAGGCATAATTAGCGAGCTTTCTTAATTATAACAGCCTTGTCTTTAGGGCTTAATGCTTGTCGTACAGCACGCTTTACATCTACGAAACTTAAATCACTTGTTCCACCTGCTTGTGTCTGAGCGATTAGAATAGTGTTACGCCAAACAACGTCTAAGCCATATCCACTTGTGGTTGGGTTGCGAACAGGGTACCCTGTACCAGTGTCACGGAAGAATCTGCGGTTATCTGTCTGCTTGTACGAGGCATTAGTAGTATTGTCTAGGTACAAGTCTACAATAGATGTATTAATCTTAAAGTTAGCTTGGTCGATTGCAGTTATTCCACCAAAGAAATTCCTAATACCATCCTCAGTTGTCAAGTTATTTGCCCACCAAGCATACAACTCAGCCATTGTCCAGTCTGATCCAATAATGAGATCCACTTCATTATTTGGGTAGTCTGCCTGAAACTTAGTAATCGTTGATCCATCAATACCCAAAGCTACATACACATCATCGTCAACCTGAGCAGCAAGTACGCTAAATCCGTTGCTAGTATCAATGACATCTCCAACCCATTCCTTTTTCCCTAACTTGGTAAGGTACACCCGAACAGTGTCTCCATCATTGTACCCCGTTCCTTCTTGATAAGAAGATGTGTAAGATGTGCCAGCTACTACAGTGTTTACTGTTTCTGTACCAGTAGTCACATTGTAGATGCGCATCCGAGATCCCGCTGAGATATTTGTGATGCTTATAGGCTGGTCTGGATACACTGTTCCGTTAGCATCCGTGCGAACACCATTAAATGTAGCACCATTAGCAAGGGTGATAATACCTGTGGTTACCATGTCGCCAGTAAATGTACTTGCTTTAATTGTTATCAGGTTGCCTGTTATGTTAAAAGCTGATGAGGCTGTTGCATCTATTGTTACGTTGTAAGCACCCGCATTTATTAGATTGCCTGATCGAGTAACGTATAACGATTGACCAACAAAATTAGAAATTAAATAACTTTTTGCTCGATCGTATAGTTTTTCTGGTGTTTCTAGCTCGGTGTACGCATCAACAATATTACGATTTGCTTCTGTAATTAAAAAATCTGGTTCTAGTTTTAAAGGATCTGTTACTGTATTTAAACCAATTAATGCAGGATTATATGTTTTTAAAGACTCATTATAAGATATAAAAATTATAGGTATAGTATCGTTTTGATCAGTTCTGTCATCAACATATGCAACGCTATTAATACCGATAAATACCTCCCAAAGAATACGCTCTTGAAAATTTTGTGTTTGGTTTATTCCAGAATATATTTTGTCTGCTGTATCATCAAATGTGCTTTTCGAGGATGCTACCCTATTACCATTATTTATATCCTTTCCATAATAACTATATGTTATTGGGTTATTGTTTAAATCAGTAATTGGAACATTAAAAACACGAAACACCCTACAATATCCATCTCTGTTCCCATTAGAAGAAGATTGAACAAAGTTTAATCTGTTTGACGCGTTGTTTATTTCAACTAAATTATCTTGTACAAAATCCTCAAAACTTATGCTAGTAGTATTAATGTTAAGGGATACATCATAATTTGTAAATAATATATCAGATTGCGGTGTTACTTCTGTATAGTAAAAAGCATTTTTTAAAATTAAATTAGCTTCTGCAATTCCGTCATTAATACTAATTCTTATATCAGACCCTTGCCTTCCATCAAACGTCAATTTTCGCAATATCCCGCTTGATTCTCTAAATCTAATCCCTATGTTAGAATTGTGGACGTTATATATTTCGCCTTTTTCTACTAACAAGCTACAACCATCGTTAAAAATAAGCGATCCTCCTGTACGTATTGTGGAGCCATACATTGTAAACGAGCCTCCAGAAGAAATTGACAAGGATTTGTCCCTCCACCATACGTCACCTAATCCTGTAAAATTTAACGTAACGCCCGAAGAGTAAGAAATGTTATTATTGCCAGTTTTTTGTTTCCCAAGAATCAAACTTCCATTTACTGTGCACGGATAGGTAATATCAGTAGTAGAAGTAGGCGGCTTTTTTGCTATTACTAATTGCTCTATTTCTGGATCAATAGTTAAAGTTCCGTTTATTATCAATCGTGTAGAAGAATTTAATGTATAAATTTTATACGTAGCGGTATTTTGACCACTTACGTTAATTGTTACCCCACTAATTCCATTTAATCCCGAAAGATTTGTATCGGTTCCCGTTTGGGTAATTACCCCTGCTGAATATGAAAAAGACATTAGTTAATTAGTGGGTTTTTTAGGAATTGGTATTTTAGATAAAGGGTCGATTGCTTTACGTGCGTGATAACGCGCCATTAATTCGTGCCAAATTGCAAGCCTCTTATGGTACTCGGCGCTCCAGTGCTTCATCGTGTACGCATTGCCCTGCCAGTAAGGAAGAATGACACAAAATTAGTACACACTGCAACTTGAAAAGGAAGTATAACAATCCTACGCTCTGCTCCTGCAAAGCCCCAGCTATACTCTCTTAGTTTATCCCAATCAAAGAAAAGAAAACTCTTACTCTCTGATAACAAAAAAACAACTTCTACATTGGGAACAAACAAAGGAAGCAAGATGGTGGACAATAACAGAACAAAAGAGCATACAGCCATACCACAGAAGATAAACTCTAAGACTCCTTCGATGCTCTGAAGAATGCGTTCAGCGTGTTTATCCATAGCTTCACCAGCCTTAATCTGACGCTTCTGTGACTCTGCCCACATGCCAAGAATGAGGCGCATGATTGCTGCCCCACCACCTAGTTCTGCTATTAATTGTATCATTCAGCTATTTCAAATGTGTTTAATTTTGCATCCATTGCGTAAGAAACTCTAAGTAAGTCTTTTACGTCAACAGACAACTCCTTGCGCTCAACCTCACTCCTAGAAAT